GGTAAGCACTGCGCGATACTTCTTGGTTATATCTACTAACTGATCACCAATTATACACCTTGCGTACGCTTGGCATATGTTCTCTACCACCTTACCACCATAGATTCTGGTTCGGCTTCGCCTAGTCTGGTAATCAAACTCAATACCTTTAGTGCCTTGTGTCCACGATAGATCGTCATAACGCATTCTTAGCCCTGACGGCAGTAGTGTCCATGCATTACCTTCGTCCGACCCGTACTTAACTATACCTCTTGGGCCAAAGGTACCGTAGTTACCACGAGACATATCAACTAGCATTGCCTGACATGTTCTCCATAGCTTATCTATATTGGCATTGGCTTCCCGATATATCTTAACAACTCGACGACCTTCAGTCAGTGGCATGTCTACACCAAACGTCTTTAGCTGTTCTACAAATCGTTCTGCTCCCATACCGTAACCACAACCTAGGATAGTAGTCTTACCAACAAACCTCTGCGCCTTAGTTACCTTGTCCTCTGGTACGTTATATATAACAGCCGCCATCTTTACATACACATCTTCTTTGTTAGCGAATGCTGAGACCAGCTCCGACTCATCGGCAAGCCACGCTAGTACCCTTGCCTCAATCTGCGAGGAGTCACAGTCCACTAATATGTACCCTTCAGGCGCAATGATACTCTTCTTTAACTTCTTACCATGTTGCCCACGGCTAGGTAGATTCTGTATGTTGATCTTGTCATCGCCTCCCCACCTACCAGTATGAGCGGCATAGTACCTTATAGGTACGGGCATTAGTCCACGATTAGCAATGCCTATGAATCTCTCGGTGCGTGCCTCTTCAAGGGTACTCTTAGTCCCTAAACGTGTTACCACTAGAGACTGTACGCGAGGGTCTGGATGGTCAAGTAAAGCCTTAAACCCTTCGTCTGACTTGGCGAAGGCGAACGTCTGCTTACCTGTAGTGAGACTAACCTTCATAGGGGGTATTACACCTAGCCCTTTAAGCAACTCAGCAAACTTAGGGTTGCTCATTAATTCTTTCTTAGTTACACCAGAAGCTGTTATGAGGTCTTCTTTAATTTGCCTAGTGCTACCAAGGTGTTCCTCTAACATAGGAAGGTCTAGGTCTATCATAGGCTCGGTGAACATACGCAGGGTACGATCTATTATACGTAACTCTTGTTTCGGAAAATCCTTACCCATTATAGAGAACAACTTATATGTTAGTTCCACATCGTTAACGCAGTAGTCTCCGTACTTGTCTAGTTCTTCTTCGGTAAAATCGCTACGTCTTTTTCCAATAGCATCAAGTACTTCTGTTCCCTTGTCCCCAATAGCATATCGTTGAGCAAGTACAGCGAGAGAGCCGCCAACTTCCACGCCATGCAAAGCACGAGCAATACATAAAGTGTCAGTAAGTAAGCGAGGGTGAACATCAAACGTCCAAGACAAAATAGCGCCATCAAACAAAGTATTGTGAGCCAAAAGGACAGAACTAGCCCAGTCAAACGTGTGGAGGTAATCTTTGATCTCAGCATGAGTGCCGCTTGCCCATTCGGTGTTCCCGTTGTTTATCTTAACACCTACACCGATCACCTCAAAGCGAGGATCACGGATATAGGATTCGGTTGTCATCTTGCGTAATGAAAAGTCTTTGTCGTAATACGTTTCAAAGTCTACGGTAATAAGATCCATTAGCTATACCGTACCAACTTTAAATACTTCATAAAACGCTTTTACTTCCCCCCTAGATACCCCTGTGTCATCAGAGGTTCGTCGTACTGTGTTATTACCTTGTGCAGGGTCAGTAAAGTACTCATATAATCGTCTCAAGTTCTCAGAACCAATTTCTACATCATTCAATACATTCATAGCTTTTATCGTCTCCTCGTGTTTAATATCTTCCACATTCTTCGTTGCCATTCTTCCAGTGTTATCCACCGCCACTGCCTCGTGTAGTTCTCCGTCTGTATGCAACATCCAAATTCCACGGTGGTCTATGTGAAATACTCGCCCATATTGGGACAGTCCTAGTACCTGCCCGTCACTTGAATCAATAATAATCTGTTTTATCTGTTCTTTTCCTCTTCCATCAGTCTTCATTTTCAACTTCCTCTATTAACTTGTTTAGGTACCACTGGGCTTTCTTTAAGTCCTCTAACGGCTTGTCCTTACGCTCGTACCTCCAAAGGTATTTCAGGCAAGCACCCTTGCAGTACCCCCTGAATGCTTCGGGTGTCATAGACTCTTGTATCCCCTCAATGCATTCAACCTTGCCGTAGGTATAGTGGCTTGGGTTGTTTACCATGTCTTCTTCTGGCGTGCACCATGCCTCTAGCCCTGTCTTTTCTATAGCAGGGATTTCTTCCTGTAACCTTTCCCAATCTTCTTTACTAGCCATACTATCCTCCTAGGATTAGTTCAATGTCATTCATGTTGTCTTCGTTTACTACGCACGCGATTCCGTACGCTTCGCTTATCTCTTTGAGATTCTTTTCCTGTAGTGCTGTTGGCATGTTCTTACCTGCCTTACACTCTATCCCAAAGAACTTACCTTTGTAGCATCCAACTATGTCAGGTACTCCGCTCTTACCGTATCCCCCAGTAGCAGGGAAAAAGTAGTAGCACCCTAACGTCTTTAGCTGTTCAACTATCTTCTTCTTTACCTTCCCTTCCGGTGTCATCGCCATCGTCTGCCCCTCGTGTTGATACCAGCCCCTCGTGCCGCCTTGCCGCCCATGCACGCTCTTTGTCTCCTACTATCAGTGAGGCACCATAGGTCATCACACAGAAACCTACTATCAACACCACACCAAACAAACATGACAATACTTGACCTAACATATACTCACTCCTATATGGTAGGGGTTACCCCTACCTTACGGGGCAAAACCCAATATGTGTCGGCGTTAATACGCGCACCAACACCCTCTAACCATGTGTATTTGGTAGTTCCATACGTACATATACCTAGTACAGCCAAGCGATTAGTCATCCACTCAGGTATATCTTCATAACAATAATACCCATCACTAATCGGCGAGTCAATACAATCTATGCCAATGCATACTACATTGATGCCATTGATGTCGTTATGTACTTTAACGCGGTATACACTGTCTTCTGATGGGGTATCAAAGGGAAACGTGTTAAGCGTAGACATAGTACAGTGTCTCCATGTTGCGGTGTCCTACCTCTTCAACATAGTCCCCTACATCACATATAGATAGTGCGGCTAACTTAGACATAATGTCAGAGGGTAGAGTCTCAGCCCTATACCTAGGGGTGCCATGTAAACTGTCGTACAGGCTGTCTGTATCCCACCCACTCATTACAGATATGTCAGGGATACGTGCAACGTCAAAGGTCTGCTCGCCTAACCTCTCGTACACCCTTACACAGTAAGCTGTTACAGGTAGCGCCTTCTGCTCGTCTAGGGTTGCCATAATACTACGAGCGTTAGCTACATCCTTGTGGAATTCGGCAGATAGGAAGTGTTGCCCAGAGTCCATCTTATGGCACAACTCTAGCCATATGGGTGCTTGTCTGACGCGGCTTACATTGCAGGTAAGATTGATCTTACTTAACGCTTTTGTAAGATCATCAGAGAATGTTTCACCAAAATCCTTTACCTTGTCTAAGGTATCGCGGTAGCTACGTCTTATAACTTCTTGGTGGCTTATGGGTAGTAGATGCCTCTTGGCATTGCGTACGGCAGTGTGTACATTCTCTGACATCTTCATGCGGTGCTGTACCCTGTAGCTGTCACACTTGTTGTTTTCTATGTTCTGTGCAAACACTACGTACTTGGGATCACTGTTCCGCGATATGCTGAAGTCTCCGTAGCCTATAAAGCCCAGAACGTATAAGTCGTTAGGGTCGTATACAAAGTACCGCGTCCTTCCATACACCCCTCTACTGTCAAAAGCAAACTTGTAAGCGTGTCGTAACCCTTTAGATACAGCTAGTAAGTAATCCCTAACCTCTGTAGGTATCCGACTAACGGGGGGGCCGTCATCGGTACTCATCCATCCAGTTACAGGGACTTCTAGGTCTTTATTTGTGAAGGTCGTATAGCTTGTATTTGATTTTATCTGCGCTACTAAAGGTACGTTGTGGTCTCCATTAAAACTCATAATATTTCTCCGATTTTTGGGGGACTGAAAGGTGGTATTTCAGTCCTGTTGGTAGGGGTTACCCCTACTGTTGGGTTGGGTTTACTATCTTCTTGGTTAGCCACTCACCTGAAAACTTCTCATTAGGCGTTGTTAAAGCTGACCTAACTTCGCTTGCTTTCTTCTTAGGGCTACGTGAAACACGTTCTCCATCGTTGCCATAGTTCTGGTTGATCGGACGCAAGTGTGCGGCATACACCTCGTACACTTTGTGTAACCTCGTTGCCATCGTACTAGCGGATAGCCCCGACACCCTTGCGTAGTCACTCGCCGTGTAGAAATGCCCTGTAGTAAGTTCAGGGTGTTCACCTCTAAATGGTAGTAGTCTTACTGATCCCATGTCTCTCTCCTTTAGTTAGCCTTTAGTACTGGTGAACCCACCATACTTGTTTACAAATGCGTTTAGCTTAGACCTGAACTTCTTAGGGTCAGAAAAGGGGTCAGGCTTAACATGTTCAGCGTTAGCGTAATCCCAATACGTATGGGCATTGTCGTAACCTTCCGTCATAAACTCGCACAATATATCTACACGTCCCTCTTTAGTAGCGTCAATCAAGATAGCCATAAAACGGTCTTCGGCTTCGCGTGCCGTTTTAGTAGGGTCAGACCGCATTCCTACTGTCAATCTTCTCTGCTGAGATTCATACCACGATTTTCGGCACTCCTCGCCAATGATAGGGATCATAGTCCACGCCCACTCTACAAAGTTATGAATGCCTTCTTTGTATTTAGCCTTGCGCTCTTTGTCTACTACCTTGCGTGGTAACGGGTAAGGCTTACTTGCCAGTACCCAAGACTTATGGGGATCAGGGCGAGAATACACTAGGGGCTTACGATTATCACTTCCTCCTCCCTTGGGTAGGTAGTCTCTCTTAGTAGCACCACCTGTTTGTACGAACTGCTTACCGTTCGACACAGAATGCCACATCCCCTCTGGCATAAAGTAATCGTGGAACGTGTAGATGCTACAGTGTGCGAAATCCCCTATCCCGTTCATTATAGTGACAGTGACAACACCCTTGGCATCCTCATGCCACTCTATGTAAGGTATAAAGGCCCCCTCCCTCACGGCACCGTTGTCTAGGTAGGAGCACCATCCTATGCCTAAGTGAAACGTGTTATCGTCTACCTTGCGTATCTCCTCATGCTTGCGACCCCTGCACCCGATAGGACGTGTGTTAGTCCCTCGGATAGGTTTTACATTGTCGTAGTGATCTCTCACTTTCTGCATCGTTGCTAGTCTTACTGGATACTTAGCCATTAGCAGACTCCCCTTAACACACAGTCGCTGTATGTCATGTTGTTAACAAACAAATATAGTGCCGTCAATGTTAGAGATAGCACCAAGTACTTAACGTCTTTACGTATATACATTACATGTCCCTCGCTTTTATGTGAACTCGTTTACCTACGTCTGGATTAGCGTGCTTGTTGTCTAATATAGCCCAGAGTACAGGACACGGCCATGTACCCCAACCACCGAATAAGTAACCATCGGTGAGTACCACAACTGCTGAAGGTGTTATGTTGTTCTCCTGCATGTACTCGGTAACACAGGTAACATCAGTACCTCCACCGGACATTGGCTTAGTCGATGCAATCATCTGATCCAACTCGTGCATCTCATACACCTCGTCGCGTACCACTTCACTGCCCCAGTACAGTAGGCGTACCCTGTTAGGTTTCACAATATCCAGAATGCCCTTGGTCTCTGTTAACATAACAGTAATCTCTCTCTGTCCGACAGAGCCTGACGTGTCAATACCAATCACCAACTCCTCGATAGTCTCGCTCACACCACTAGGCATGTACACGCCCTGACTTAGGAACCTGCGATTTGGCCTCGCGAATGTGGCATAGTCGTTACCCCTACAGGTGTTAGTAACAAACTCACGCATCACCTCGCGCCAATCGACCTGCACCTTGAGTAGGTCATCGAACAAGCGATCACCCCCGCTCCCTGCTTTACCTGAAGCCAGAACACCCTGACGTATTGCCTCGTCAATATCACGCCCCAACTGTTCGCTCTCTTCCTTGGATATAGACTCTGCACCTTCCCAATCATGCTCATCGAACCCTGCGTTGGTAGGGGTGTCCCCTACCTCGTCCTCGTCGAGACCAGTCCCGCCGCCGTCTTCCCCTTCTCCTTCTTCTCCTTCCCCTTCTTCGCCATCATCGCCACCGCCACCGCCACCTTCTTCGGGGGGTTGTTCAGTGTGTAGTATGTTAAACACCTGTGCGGTATCCATGTCACGGAACCGCTCGTCTAGTAGTACACCCTTGGGTGGTACCGCAAACCCATCCTTGTTCTCATCAACTATCTTGAGGTTGATAACGTAATCCATAGCCATGTTCGCTAGCATTGCATCTATCTTCCACAGGTGCTTCCACGTAGTCATGTGACGATACAGCTTGTGATACTCCTCGTGTAACACAACGAACCGTAGTTCGGGGTCAGAAAGCGCGGCAATGAA